ACAAGAATGCGTCTGAGGTTACGACACGGACTGAGCAGGTCGAGACGAGCGTTGACCAGAAGGCACTGGAGCAGAAGTACCAGACCGTCATTGATATGGAGTAAGGGATGGCAAGACGCAAGGGACCACCCCCAAACTGGGGAACGATGGGCGAAGAGGAAACCACATCCGCTTATAAACTCGCCCAGAAGATATACAGTGTGGCGAAGAATCCACAAGGATATTACGACTTCCTGTCTGCTGTGGAAAACTTCCAGAACGACCAGCGAGTCCGTGGTGTGGAGTCTGACTACTCTGCGGAGAGTCGCAAGTCTGACTGGACTCCGATGATGGCTGACCTTCACCGCATGAACCGTGAGATGCAGGTGCGGATTCGTGAGGACATGAAGGAAGGCGGAAATGTTGCCGACCTGTTTGAAGTGTACACGCAGTCCATGCTTCTGGAAGCACCCTGGGACTTTGAGCAGTACATGTTGTATTGCGAGATAGACCGTGCGCCAGAAGAGCGGTTCTACCAGCCACGGATGCACACGCTGCGTCCTGTCGTGCAGGCTATGCAGGCACTGGAAGACAACGAGCTGGACGAGATCTTCCTGTCACAACCGCCCAGAACCGGAAAAACGACTCTGATGGACTTCTTCATGACATGGGAGATTGGCAAGCATCCTGACGGTTCTTGTCTGTACTCATCGTGCTCTGACGGTGTTACCAAGCAGTTTTATCTGGGACTCTTGGAGATTGTGCGTGATCCATACACCTACCACTGGGATAAGGTGTTCCCTAACAGTCCTGTGGTGAAGGTGAACGCTGCCGACCAGACGATCAACTGCCTGCGCAAGACACGGTATCCATCAGTGACCTGCCGTTCCATAGAAGGTACGCTGAACGGTGCTTGTGACTGCGACAACATCCTCATTTCCGATGACCTGTGCAAGGGCTTGGAGCAGGCGATCAACAAGGATGTCATGGCAAAGCTGTGGGCAAGGACACAGACTGACCTGCTTTCCAGAGCAAAACAGACTGCCAAGAAGCTCTGGATAGGCACACGCTGGTCATTGATTGACCCGATAGGCTGCCGGATGGAGATGCTGAAGGACGAAGCGAAACTTTCCCACATCAGATGGAAGGAGATCCTGCTGCCTGCCCTTGATGAGCATGATGAGTCCAACTTCAACTGGAAGTACGGCATCGGCTTCGATACGCAGACCTTCCAGGGCATCCGTGCAGGCTACGAGCGCAACAATGACATGGCTTCATGGAATGCCATCTACCAACAGCAGCCAATCGAAAGAGAGGGATCATTATTTGCATCGGGTGACATGCGCTTCTTCAACGGTATGCTTCCGAAGGACAAAGAACCGGACAGGCGGTTCATGGCGGTTGACCCAGCGTTCGGTGGCAGTGACTTCACGGCAGCTCCGGTATGCTTCCAGTACGAAGACACGGTATACGTGGTGGATGTCGTGTACACGGACGGTGACAAGAGGGAATCCATTCCGGCACTGGCGAAGGCAGTCCAGAAGTGGGAAGTCAACACGATGCAGATAGAAGCAAACAAAATGACTGAGGGATATGCGGACGAACTACAACAGTTCATGAGGCAGAATAGCATTTACTGCACGGTACTCACCAAGCCTGCATCGAGTGCTGTCAGTAAGGAGCAGAGGATTTTCGACCGTGCGCCTGAGATAAGGGAGTCGTTCGTCTTCCTGGAACACGGTCAGCGACCGAAGCACTATCAGCAGTTCATGGACAATGTGTTCAGCTTTACAATCATGAAGCGGAACAAACACGATGATGCTCCCGACTCCTTGGCAATGGCAGCATCGATGGTGTTCAGGTATCAAAACAACTTCGTTCACACCTTTAGGAGGGCATTCTAATGGCTCAGTTACGAGAAGACCTATACGGTCGCACGGTCGTATACACAGATGCTCTGGAGATTGATGATTCCAATATCGGGGAAGTCCTTGCGGATGCCATCAATGACCATGAGCAGAACAGTACGGATATCGATTATCTGTACACGTACTACAAGGGCGATCAGCCTATCAACACAAGAGAAAAAGTCTACAATGATGACATCAACAACAAGGTCGTAGTCAACCGTGCTGCGGAGATAGTGGACTTCAAGGTCGGCTACTTGCTGTCTGCTCCCATCCAGTACATCGATGCTGCCAGCAACGACAACGAGGAAGGCATCGAGAACAGTGATCTGGATACGCTGACTAGATACTGCATGTTGGAAGACAAAGAGACTTCTGACCTTGAAGTGGCGCAGTGGCAGTCCATCTGCGGTCGTGCTTTCCGCATGATTCTGCCGAAGGAAGAGACTGTGGAAGGCGAGTCTCCGTTCGCTATCTACACACTCGATCCCAGAAATACTGAAGTGGTGTATTCCAGCAAGATGGGACACAAGCCGATGATGGCCTTCACATCCGTTACCCTGAAGGACAACACGGTTTTGTATTACTGCTACACTGCCACGGACTTTTACGTACTGGACAAGGACGGCAACGATATGTCCGATGACATCACAAAGTCTGGTCCCCATGCGCTCGGTATGATCCCCATCATCGAGTATCCTGCCAATGACGCAAGGCTTGGTGACTTTGAGCAGGTTATCTCCCTCTTGAACAGTGTTAACACGGTCATGTCGAACAGGGTTGACGGTGTTGAGCAGTTCATCCAGGCTATCCTGTGCATGGAAGGGATGCAGATTGAACACGCATCCGGTCAGACACAGGCGGAAGCTGAGTCAGCCTTCATGCAGCAGGTGCGTGAGGTCGGTGGCATGATGACTCCGCCCAACAGCAAAGCATATTATCTGACGCAGGAGCTGAACCAACAGCAGACCGAAGTCCTTGTGGAATCCATGTATGACCAGATCCTGACGATTGTCGGTATGCCGAATCGTAATCTGGGCAACGGCAGTACATCTGATACCGGATCTGCGGTCATCCTGCGCAACGGTTTCTCTGAAGCAGAAGCAAGGGCAAGGATTCGTGAAAATTACTTCAAAAAGTCTGAGCGCAGATTCCTGAATCTGATGATCGTGCTGGCGAATACATTGGGTGGAACGAATCTGTTTCCTGCTGATGTGGATATTAGATTCCCAAGAAGAAATTATACAAATGATTCTGCAAATGTAACCAATCTGATTAGCATGTTGGCTTCCGACTGGATTACTCCGGAATTTGCTTATCAGCATGCATCTATGTCGGCAGATCCGCATAGAGATTACCTTCTCGCCAAAGCATGGCATGAGTCTGTGGAAGCAAAAGAAGTGAGTGAGCTTGAGAATGCAAATAATGAAGAGCCTCAGACATCTGGAGCGACAGCGCATGACGAGACGAGTTCGATAATGTCATAAAGTAAAGAGGACGGTTTATTTTCCGTCCTCTTCTAAATACTTTTTGATAATTGTCAGTATCATGCTGTTAACGCTGCGGTCTTCACTCTTTGCTTTTTCCTTGAGTGGCTCTTTCAGCTCCGCTGGTAACCTGAGATTAATTCTCCAATCGTCCATAGTATTGTCCTCCTTGGCTAGAGTATAACATTTGTGTGAATGTAGTGTCAATGATGAGTTGAAAAAATACTGGATATGTGCCATAATAGTGCCATAGAAATATATGTTTTTATGGGAGGGCATACTATGATTTGGAAACCAGTTAATTATCCAGGAGTGAAGGCTGATCGGTATCTTGTGAGTGAAAACGGAGACATTAAATCGCTTTATCATCACGGCAAGATAATGCGTCAATATTTGGTAGGAGATTATCTTTACATTTCTCTTAGGGATCAAGCAGGAGTCAGCAGATTATATAAAGTGCATAGGATTGTATGCTATGCGTTTCACGGATATCCACCTGTGTCGATGGAAGACCCGACCGTGAACCACATCGATTACAATCCGCAAAACAACAATTATAAAAATCTTGAATGGATGGAACGCAAAGACAATTGTGGCAACCATTTGGAAGAGAGAAGATTGTTGGGAGAACGGCACGGAGAAGCGAAACTGACAAATAAGGAAGTAGAAGAGATTTGCAAGGAATTATCCGAAACCAATCACACGTTAAAAAGCATTGCTGACAAATACGGTATTTCGATATCAGTTATAAATAGCATTGCACAGGGAAGAACATGGAAGTTTATTTCCGAAAAATATGTAAAGGAAATGAAACGTCATGGAAGGCTTCGCAATAGACATGTCGTTGAAATATGCGGTGAGAGTAGAAATGTGACGGACTGGTGCAAGGCTTTCGGAATAAGCAGAGATACGTTTCTGAAACGTGTAAAGGAATTGGGATGTACTGAAGAAAGTGCTATATGCACTCCGAAAATGACATCTCATGAATGGGTTGATGGTGGATACACCCATGAACAATGCGTAAAGAGATATAACGAGGTAATAAAGCATAATGCGGAAACTGACAAGGGACAGTAACATATACGAGATCCGTGATAAGTTGGTGCGCATCTACTTAAAACGCATCCTGAGACGGTTCAAGAAGCTCAATCAGAGCCTTCTGGCATTCGATGAGATAAACGGTCTG